GTCATTAAGAACGCTTACTCTGCCTTTCGTGCTTCCCACCAATGGCACCCCGAACGCGGCCTCCTGAACCCGCTCTCGTTCCAGACTTGGGTGTCTCGATATCCGAGGGCCGCCCGTAAGAGGCTTAGTGTAGCCTGGGAGCAGCTTGTGAACGATAACTTTGTTTCTGGCCGAGACATGAACATCTCTAATTTCCTTAAGAAGGAGACTAGTACGAGTGCCACGGACCCGCGTAACATTTCGCAGCGGAAGGATCAGCTGCTGTGCCTTTTGGGGCCGTATGTGTCTGCCATCGAACATTCTGCCCACCAGTCGCCGTATTTGGTCAAGGGCTTAAACCCCCGTGCCCGCGATGCCAAGTTGCAACCTCTCTTGGATTACGGGCAGATCATAGAGCTGGATCATAGCCGCTTTGATAAACACATTACCGCGCCCATATTGGAGAACGTTGAGCGAATGCTGCTGACGGACCCGTTTAATTACAGCCATTCCCTTTACTACCAGGCCATATCGAAGTTGACTAAGGTGCATGGCTTGAGCAGATTTGGCACGCGCTACTCCATGCCTGGCACGCGTGCGAGTGGAGATGCCCATACCAGCATAGCGAACGGGGAGATAAATGCCTTCCTCATCTGGGTGTGCCTGTCTACTGGTACTGGGTTTCGCGCTTTCTGTGAGGGCGATGACTGTGTTGTGGGGATCGACGCCTCGCGTTCTGCTGGGAGTCTGCCGGCGGCCATGGAGAGTTTGGGCTTTTCGGTGAAGATGGTCAAGCACGAGAGGCTGGATGGTGCCATGTTTTGTGGGCGTGTCCTCTGTGACGTAGCCGGCGAGGTGCGGAGTATGTGTGATGTTATGAGATCTTTGGCTAAATTCCACACTACCACTAGTGATAAGAAGAAGGAGTATCTTCTGTGCGCTAAGGCCATGTCCTATTATTTCACCGACGGACATACACCATTGGTTGGCGTGATTGCGCGCAGCCTGGTGCGACATCTGCTGCCGCGTTTGAATAAGGGCGTGTTGCGCCGCGTTATCCGTGAGAATACCCGCGCGCTGCCCTGGTTTATGAGCAGCGGAGATGTGTCGGTCGACGATCTGTTCCGGTGTGATTACAGCGCCGACCCTGACGACGCCTTGAGGCCTATGGTTGCCAGTAAGATCCAACTGAGCGTGTTTGCTCAGCGCCAGTTGGAAAAGGAGTATGCATTGTTTGAGCACGGATTTGTCACTAACGTGACTAAGCTCCATGAAGACATGGATCCCAAGTGGAATGATGTCTATTTGGATCAGCCCCTGGTTTAGGTATCCGGGGCCCTCTCGGCCGAGCCTGCGCCGCGTTGTATTGGAACACCCCATAAGTAGGCCCAAATCTAAGGGAATGTACCGGCCCCTTCCGGACGACTGGACATGCGCTCGTTAATGGTTCCGTCGGACCCACTTCGGTGGGGTAGTTAGTCACGTCTTACGTGCACGCGAGCGTCAGTTGAACGCTTGTGCCATCCAAAGCGGGTGCCTTTTGCACCCCGCCGCGTCATGTATGGAGATCGTTGTAGTGAAC